TATTTGAGGTTCCTGAAGTTCAAGCGGCTATGGCCGAGCTAGGCCTAGACGGATTCATCCTACCGAAAAAACCAAATGGCAACTCTCCAAGACCTTCTAGATAAAAAATACGGTACGGCTTCACCCACCCCCCAAGAGGCTCCAGCTAAGGCAGCTCCGCAAGCCCCCGCCAGCACCATCGGCAACAAGGGTCTTCCCACGACTCTCCCGGAGGCCTACTCGGCACCGGAGCTGAAGCCTGTTTTCACCACCGACCCGGATCGCCAGCTTGAAGAGTTTCGAGTACGCACCGCCGCGTTAGCTGGTGGTGTTGACCCCCATTTAGCCGCAGCGGTTGCACAGCAAGAGTCGGGATTTAATCGTAACGCCGTATCCCGAACTAACGTTAAGGGGACCATGCAGGTAACGCAGAACACGGGCCGGGGCCTGGGCTACAATCGAGATGACCCCGACGAGAACGTGCTTGCAGGGGTGGCTCTCCTCAAAAAGGGTCTGGATGCTAACGGGGGGGATCTTAACAAAGCGCTCTCCATTTACCCAGATCCTACCGACGCGCCCAAGTGGATTCCCGCCGTTTTAGCCAACCACGAAAAGAGCAAGGGCTCCACACCGTCGGGCCTAGATCAAGCAATTACAAACCACTTTACTCAGCCGACAGGCCCAGAGCCTACGCCGGAAACCGCCGTTGAGCCAACTGTTGGGGCTAACCCCGCACCTCCGCCGCTTGATTTACCAACAGCCGCCGTTGGTTACGGGCAAACCGGCACCTATGGCCAGGGCGTAAAGGGTGTCGCGGCCGTAAATGCAATTTTACAAAAGCTGGGGCTTCAGAAGACGGTCAATTCCGTTGTTGCACCCGATCAAGGCCTCTCTGGAGCCTATGACGCCAATCTAAAACGTCTCCAAGAAAAGCAAGCGCGGGCTTACGCCGACAACCCGGGCTCCGCACAGATAGGCTCCGTTCTTGCCACGCTCTTTGCCCCGGGAAAGTTTGGTAAGGGGACAAGCTGGGCGGGTAAAACGGGAATGGGGATTTTAGAGGGCGGAAGGCAGTCGGCAGCGATGACCGCTGGGCTTAACCCAGATGCTACTAAAGAGGAGTTAATTAAAAATACCCTCATGGGCGGCGCCATTGGTGGCGTGGTTTCCGGCGCTCTCGGCGGTGTTGAGAAGTATTCCAACAGCCTAGTGTCCACGAATTTAGCAACTAAGGACGCTGGCGAATACATCAGCAATAAGTTTGGGTTTACTAAGTCAATTGAGTCTCTCAAAAAGAAAGTTCTGGAACGACTCCCCCAAACGAAAATCGAGCTTGATGTCGTGTTGAAGAAAGCAGCTCGCGGTAGGGTGGATCTTCCCAAGAACATGAACCCGGGTGATATAAGAGAATATGCGGATGCAATTCTTAACCACCCCGACAACCTAGATGACGCATCACGGCTGTACGACATTAGCAACTTTGCTAAGAGGAACGGCTTCATGACCCCGGACGACGCGCACTTTCTCAAAAGATCCTACCAACAAGCGGCGGATTACGGGCTCGACCCGAACAACTTTTCAGCCGGGGTGGGTAATCGCAACTTCGCGGCTGAGTTAAAGGGAAACATCTCCAACGCCGTTGGGCCAAAGGTGGCGGGCCAGTTAGACACCGTAAACGAAGAGCGACATATGTTGGGCAGCATTAAAAAGGGAATTGAGAAGGTAAACACGCGTGTGCCTCGCCCCCCGCGCCAAATGGGCGTCGCTCTTGCTGCAAATACTTACGGGCTTAGTCTGATCCCAAAAGCCTTAGAGACTCTCCCCGGAGGGACCGGCGTTACCGCCCTAGCTAAGAGCCTCCCGCGCCCGCTCATGTCGGTTTTAAACTCACTCCTCTCGGGCCTCTCTGAAGTGGAACAAGAAAAGATTCTTAACGATCAGGATTCTCGGAAGGCTATCAGTCAAATTTTCCAACAAAAGTTAGGTGCTAAGAAATGAAGATAAACAGTGAGGGCCTAGCCCTTCTTAAGAAATTTGAGGGTTGCAAGCTCAAGGCCTACAAAGACGGCGGTGGAGTTCTCACGATTGGTTACGGCCACACTAAGGCCGTAAAGTCCAGCGATACCCTTACACAAGCGGAAGCCGATAAGCTTCTGTCGCAGGATTTGAAATGGGCTGAGGATGCAATTAAGAATCTCGTCGCAGCCCCCCTCAATGACAACCAATTTTCGGCTCTTGTCTCTCTGGTATTTAACATTGGTGAAACCGCCTTTACCAAATCCACCATTCGCAAGCTTCTGAACGCCGAGCTTTATCACGAATCCGCCAGGCAATTCCTTAAGTTTGTCTATGATAATCGGGTGTTTGTGCAGGGACTTTATAATCGGCGAGTCGCAGAAAAAGCCTTATTCGAGAAGGCGTAAATGGACAGCCAAACTTTCATTATATCAATTTTAGGCTCAAGCGTTGTTACGAGCGGCATCACCGCTATCATTACAAAGTGGCAAACTACGCGCACAGACACAGCTTCTGCAAAGAAAACCGAGGCGGAGGCCAAGAAAATCCAGGCAGACTCGGACACGGACCTAGCCCAACAAATTCTTTCCTACGCTAAGCAGCTCCGCGATGAAATCAACATACTAAACGCAAGGGTGGACGTTCTCACCGCCAAAAACACGGAGTTCGTTCGCATGGTCGCTAAACTAGAGGCGGAAAAAATGATCCAGCAGAGCGAGATTAACGAGCTTCGGGCGGAACTGTCCGGGCGGGGGGTGGTGTAACAATGTTCGGTTTAGGGTGGATTACTGTTTTGGGCGTTATTAAGAAGCTTTGGAAGCCACTTCTTCTCATCACACTAGCTGTGAGCCTCTTTGGCGTTGGCTATTTCAAGGGCAAAAGAAACTGCGCCAACATCGTTGAGCGTAAAGTTTTCGTTGAGGTCGAGAAGCGCCGAGAAGAGGTTCAAAAAGAACAGGTCAAAACCAAAAAGCGCCAGGACGAGATTCGCAAATCACGTGACAAGAATCCGGCAAACGATAAGCGCGACTCTTGCTTGCTGTCGAACGACCCTTACGGGGTCGATTGTTTACAACCATGAAAAAGTATCAATTATTGCTCCTTTTACCCCTGTTTGTTTTAGAGGCATGCGCTACGAGAATGGTTCCCGTTAGGATCGCATGTCCACCCCGACCCGTTATGCTCCCCGTTACCGTCATTGATGGTACGGTTAGCGGAGAGGCTCTCGATAATGCGATCTTTAACACCCTCAAGCTCTGGGAACATGTGCACGTTGTGGAAAAGTTGGGTTGCACCAGAGCCTAGCCAGTTCTACCCATACGTTACTTTCTTAATTACTGGGGTTTGTTTTCTCGTTTACTTCCTCGGATGGAACACCGCTTTTGTTTGGGACGAGGGTTTCTCTAAATCGTGGCACCTAGCGACTTCCCTGTTCAGCCACGGAAGTATCCAGCATCTAATGGGAAACATGTTGCTTCTGCTCTTGGTCGGCCCAGCCTGTGAGAAGCATCTTGGGCGGTTGAAATATCTAGCGCTTTATCTCCTCTCTGGCGCAGGTGCAGCACTCTTCTTTGGGAGCTTTGCAACAGAGACTGGAATACTCGGGGCTTCAGGAGCGCTCTCAGGGCTCTTGGCGGTTTACCCGTTTTTGCGACGAAACTTAGTCGGCTTCCTCTTCGGAGTGATTCTAGTCGGCTTTAGCTTTCTCGGGGATTTTACAAGCTTTTTGCAACAAGTCTTAGGCGTATCTGGATCACACACAGCCCACTTAGCGCATGTCGCTGGCGGGGTGGTTGGGGTTCTTGCTCTCGCCTTCTTCCGGCGCAATCCGCGCTAATCAACAACAAAAACCTTTGCGAGTTCAAACAGGGCTTCGGTCTTGTGGATTGCTTAGGAGAAAGGACAAACCATGCCTCGGAGAATTACAGCAAGCTCCGCTTCTGATTCCGTAACTGGCACTGGTGCCCTGCTTACCTGTCTGACGGGTTTCAAGCCGATGGAAGTAACCATCTATAATCGCACCGGTCTCGGTGTCGGTTATTGGTGTGCTGGTATGTTGGACGATGAAGCTCTCATCTTCGACGATACCGGCGCAGGTACCGCGGATGCTTCATTCGCAACCTCGGGTGGAATCACCCCAACGTTCAATGGGTTTACCATTGGCACCAACGCAGCACTAAACACCACATCAGACGCACTCTACTGGGTCGCTTACAAGTAAGCGCCAAAACACAAACATCTAAGGAGAATAACCATGCCTAAAGTGTACGAGGCAGAAACCGGTACTTACACCGGAGACGGGCTTGCTAAGGCTCTTGTTCTTGGCTTCAACCCCCGTTATTTCAAACTCATCAATATCACCGACCGAATCGTGGACGAGAAAACCGATTCAATGTTGACCAACGTCAACTTGAATATCGCCGCTGCGGGTACTCAAACCTCGGCGACTAACCTCACCTTCTCGGCAACCGGCGTCTCCATTGCCGCGGGTGCCAACGTAAACGCTAAGGTCTATCACTACTTAGCTCTGGGCGGACTCTAGGCCTGGTGGCCTAGGTACCCGCGCTCCACGTAGCTATCTAGCTAACAATACAATTAAATAAAGAAAGCCCCCTTGAGCGATTAAACTCTTGGGGGCTTTTTTATTGTCTGGTTCTATTGACTATACGGGTAATAGAATATGTATATACCTTGTGTATACGTAGTATTAGACAAACCTACTGACAACTTGTCTATTTGCTAGTCTTCTATCTCCTTCAACCAAGCCAAATAGTGCTTGGCGGAACGCTCAACCTCTTTCTGTCTATCCGTGTCCCACCCCCGGACAAGGGCTTCCAGACTGAGCTTCTCCGAGTCGCGAACGTACTGCTCGGCCTGGGCTAGGGTTTCTTCGTAGTGAGTGAAATCACATTTTCTCATCTAAGCCACCCTAATGTTTCGGTCGAAAGATACCCGTGACAATTGCAATTACAAGAACCCCAAAGAAGATTCCCCAAACTAGGCACGTAAATATATTGATGGCCTGTACTGCGTATTCCATGAGGCCTCCTTAGCGTAAACTATTGATGAATTTAGCGTCTGCTTCGGCGCTGTAAACAAAGGGTGGGTCCGGGAGATCAACTGTAGAACCACCAACATCCTCGGGACCGTCTTCCTCTTTGGAGTCAACACAAAACCCAACGGCATCGGTGTCAAGCGGCTCGGTCCAATTCGCTGTGTTTTTTCTAAAGATGTTGTCTTTAAGACCCTCCCAGAATTTGTAATCCCATACTTTAACTATGTTGTAAGAACCTATGATGCGATCAGGGCTATCGTCGATGACTATATCCGGCTTGTCGAGGATGGCGTCGAAGTAGCCGGTTAGCGCGTGCATTTTGAGTATTCGCCGGGCGTACTCCTCTCCGCCAGCGCTCCAGCAAACTAGCTTGTACCCCTTGCTGTTTTTCAACCACTCAAGGCCCTTACGGGCTCCGGGGAGAAGCTCGTTGTCTGCGTTGATTAGGGTGAGATCGACATCAATGAAGATGGTGCGTACCGACATTGGTCACGCAGCCTTTCTTGGACCCTTGAGGGGGTTATGCCCGCCAGTGTCCGATCCGCCGACGCGCTTCAGAAGCATTTGATACAGCTTGTTAGCCCCGTCATAAAACCGGGAGAAAATATCCACACTCTTATGCTCTTCCCAGAAGTCCTTCCATACTGCTTTAAGTTCTTCCTCGGTCATAGATACCTCCGAACCGCGTATTGTTTTAGTTTGTCGTACATTGATCGCCAGGCGTCACCGTGATATTTAACGTCAGGGACTAGGTGAGCCACCTCATGGCAAACCAACAGGACTAGCTCTCTCATGGTGACTAGGCGTCCTAGCTTGGGGGTTTTGAGGCGGATGCGAATATTTCCCAGATCGTCGCACCACCCCCAATAATAGTCGTGGCACTTGTCGCCCCTGTGCATCACCTTAAAGGAACGAAGGGGCTTCTTGATCCGCCCGTAACTCACCAGTTCCCGGGCAACGGTTTCCGCGAAGCCGAGCAGATATTTTTCTGCCAGCTTCATTTATGCCGCCTTCTTGACCTTTTCGGGTTTAGGGACCTTAAGCTCCGTACTCACCCAAGCGCCGCAACGACGGCACTTCCATTGCTGCATAATCTTAGTTTTGAGCGGTCGTGGTCCTTGAGCTGAGAAGCTTCCTACTTCACCACAACATTGGCAGAGCTTAGGGCGCTCGGCTACGCCTAGCTCTTCAAGGGTTGAGATTGAGTGAATAGGGGGGTGGTCTGTCACTAGAGGTCGCAAACGTAGGTAAATCTCTTCGGTTATCCGAACGTCGGATTCGCAACGCCTGGCGATCCTTCGGATGGCAAGCTCGTTCCCCGCGTTAGCCAAAAGCCAAGTATCCGCCGGGAGATGCATCTTGCTTTCATCGAGATTAAAGAACGTGGCGAGCGCCGCGAGGCTGTTGGACTTAAGGCCCAGGTAACGCCTGGCGTACTCACAAGTATCGAAGGCGGTGTATTTGTTGCTAAGGAGAGGGAAGCCGTGTTTCAGGAGCTTGGTTTGGATGAATTTAAAATCGCATCGTTTGCCAAACTGAAAGACGTGCAGGTCGACATCCTGGAGGATCTTTCCAATCTCGCGAACAAGGTTAGAATCGTCGATACTGGTACGCCCAGGATAGTCCAATATGCTGATAGTTTTAGCCCTGGGGGACCCCAGTTCTTTATAGCCAAAACAGAAAATAAAGCCTGGGTCAATGCGGAGGTCCCCCTTAAAGGTTTGGGTGGCGCAGAATTCTAGATCGTAGATGAGGATTTTTGGTTTTCTAGGCTGCTTCATTGATGATTTCCTTTTTTGTAACGGTCGTCGAGTTCCGGATGAGTTTCGGCGTACTCCATGAGCATCATTAGGTTGCAGAGGGCGTGTGCCAGGTGCGGGAGGTTGGAATCGATGGCGTTGTCTTCCCGAGAGTTCCAGGACAACAAATGCCGCAGCGTGGCAGCGTAGAGGTCAGACCAGGGAACACCTTTTCGCCAGTTGTGGGGGGCGTAGGTGGGAATCTTTTCCGTTATCCCCCAGCCCATGACTTTTGCCATTTCAAGGAGGGCGTGGCTGGACAGCAGGTCTAGGGGTGGTTTGCCTACCTTGTGCTTGGTCCCACCAGTTCCGGCAAGGGTTAGGCCGGGGGAATCAATCATGATAATCACTCCCAACGAAAAGAATGATCGCGGCGATAACAAGGACGCCGGCGGTTGCTAGCAACGTCGGGAAAAGGAGCCAGAACGTAGGCCACTCAATGACGCGGATTAGGCGAAGAAAAACTAAGGGGAAGACAGAGAGGTAGCAGGCGCCCAAAAGAAAGTTACATACCCGCATGAGTCACCTCCTCTTCGAGTGAGCGAAGAAAGGCTTCCTCGGGTGGCGTCACTAAAACGTGACCGCTAGAAAAAATACTGTGCGCTTCTGCTAGTGTCGGAGAGTTGCGCGAGGGTTCGAATCCCCCCCGCGGCACTTTATTCTTAGCATGATTTTCTTCGTTTCTTTGAAAACTAACGAGATTTGATAACCCATCCTGTACGGTATCATTCGCATCATCCTGTTTCATATCGTTTTCATGGCACTGAAACGTGACAGCGTTTCGGACGGCAGCTAGCCGATTTTTCTCGGTGTGGCTGTAGAGCAAGGTCGTTTTCATGTCTTTATGCCCCATGATCTTCATTGTGGTTTTGGGGTCAACTCCCGAGTTTTGAAGCTCGGTGCAATACGTATGTCGAAGTTCGTGAATGGTCATATCCACCCCTGCGCGCTTACACGCATGTTTGAAGTGCCAGTAGAGGGTGTAGTAAACTCCGCCGAAGGCTGGCCCGGGTTGCAAACGCCTAGCGTACCTCTCAACCCAATCGTTCATGGGAATTAGGCGGTCCGCTTTGCCCTTGATTTCAACGCCTTCTTGCCAACGGAAATCGATGACGTGGTTTTCGAAGTCGAAATGATCGGGGTAACGGAGCTGTTCCATTTCCCCTTTTCTAAGCCCGGTGTTTGCGATGAGCAGAATTTCGTCTTTGTGACAGGGACAGAGTTCTTGGATAACTGCCTGTATTTGGTCTGGCGAGCGTGCTTTACGAATTCGCCTCGGCCGAGGGTGACTAATGAGGAGACCTTTGGTTGGGTTGCTTTCCGCCATTTTGTTTTTAATCGCCCAATCAAAAAGCGACCCCAAGATTGCAAGATCGTTGTTAACCGTCTTTTCGCTAGCGGGGTGGGCTGAGGCTTGAGGTCCTTTAAATCCCGCAAGTCGCTTAGAGCGGAATTCAATAATGTCCCCCGGAGTAATGTCGCATAATAAACGGCCCGCAAAGCCGAAAGAGACGAGGTGTTTGAGTCTTCGGGGCTCTTTGTTTGCGTAGTTTTTTGATTTACCCTGGAGGTACGTTTGGGAGAAGAGGTCGCAAGCCTCTTCAAAAGTTCGGCGAGAAATATAATTAGGAGTTTCTTTCCTGCAAAGCTGTTCCCGTTTAAAATCGATAGCGGGATTTTCAAATCTAAAAAACTTTCGTTTGCGGATACCTTGCGTGTAATAATCGACATAAAACCTCTTCCGTTTTTTATCGTAGGGAACCTTAACTTTGATCGCCATTTCGCTAGCTCCTCTTGGCTTCCATGAAGCCCACGGTTTTCAAATCCTGGTAAAGCTCAGATGCAACAACGAGCTTCTTGCGCCCTAACCAATAACGACGAATCTGCGTGGGGGGAAACTTATTTATCAACTCATGCAAGAAAGTTGGCTTGATTTTTACCAATTTTAATTCACAAAAATCCTTGACCGAAATTAGAGGTTCTTTCATTTGGCACGCTTGGAAGGGGCATTTGGAAGGCACAATTCCCATCCTCGGCGGGCTCGAATCGAGCATAGGATTGCCACTCGCTTGTGGACACAGCCTTAAATCTGAAGCAGTCCTCGCGCTTGGGGCACTTCTTATTTGTGCAAAGTGTAATATCCATTAGGGATTAGCCGCCGTGAATCCAAAACAAAGCCAGTCTACAGAAAAGTCCCAGCCCGTAATCTTATTATCCCACTTGTATTTTTCGACTGTGACTTTGGGTATCCATTGCCACCGCGAGCCTCACCGAAGCTGTTCTCGCCGAGCTCGGCATCCCCTGCGAGCGCGTGAAGCTCGACATCCAAGCGGGCGATACCCATAAGTCGGAATTCCTCAAGCTCAACCCCAACGGAGTAGTCCCCGTGATCGTGCATGATGGGACGCCGATCTGGGAGTCGGCTCCTTCGTACTGCATCTGGCACAATTTGTTTTGTGGAGTAGGATTCCTAACAGGTATGCTTTTGGGGAGTACCTCGTGCTGTAGGTAAGGAAGTAAAGTTCCAGGGAGTGTTGAATGTTGGCAATCCAGGTTGCTAGTCGCGAGAAGAATTTCATTCTTCCTCCTTATTCTTTTGAATATTTAAAGTTTTCTGAAGAGTTGGATTTATCATGGACTTGGGTTGGGTCATTATTCTTCCCCCTCGTCATCTTCTCGTCCCACCTCGTCGTGCAATTTCTCGCAAAGTAGACACTCGTCCCCGTCGTGATCGACTGTACCCCTGCACCAAATGTTGTGGCACTTAAACTCCATCACGCCATCCTCGCAGTCGTAATTAGGGTCCCCAGCAAGAAACGTAGCTTCGGGAATAAACTCAGTTAAAATATCCAACTCTTTACTAGTCATTTTTATTTTCATAATAGTCCTACTTAAATATAAAAACCCAAGTGCCCCATTACCGGGTCCTTCCCTTATGGTCGCTAGCAACCAGAACCCAAACTCCCCGATAATTTAAAAGATCAAAAGGTATTTGTGAGTCATGATTCACCTTACAAAATAGGCCACCAGATTACCAATCGACCAAAAGAGCGTTGCCCACGCTATACCCATTCGACCACCCATGAAGGCAAAGATAACCACCGTTATTTGCACCGCCACATACCCAAGAGCCACTCCCGACATATTAAGCCGCCATTTGTGCCACTTCATTTTTAACAACCGTTTGAAACGAAGATTTAATCTTAAAATCCGCCTTGAGAGGAACGCTTAGTTTGTAAATATTCTCCATGGTTTGTTTAATCACGGGAAGTCGCGTGGCTAATTCAGAGTCTTTGATTTCGAAAATCAAACTATCGTGGACTTGATTAACGATGCTAAAACCTAGGTGGTGAAACTCCCGCATAACCCTCTTAATTAGACTGATGCCAAAACTTTGGATCGGCAGGTTGCCAGCGGCCTTTCGAGCGTGGCTATAGTGTTTGCCGGAACCTAGGCGCAGATCGGGGAATCGCCGCATGAAACCAAACTCCGACAGGCTCATGAGATATTTGTGTTGTTGGCTTTCGGTTTCGTCGATGTAAGTTTTTAGGCCCCCGTATTTAGAAAACAGCTTATCAACAACCTTGTCGCCACGGCGAGCTTGAACATTCAGGGCGTTCTTATCGTCGTCGGATATCCCGGCCATGTAACCAAGAATGGAAGCAACTCTCCACCCCCGGGCTCCATACATTATTGCGAAGTTTATTGTCTTGCCCTCGTCTCGGGTGATATTAAGGGCGTCGGCGGTGATTTGATGGAGGTCTAATCCCTCTTGAAAGACGCGAAGGAGTAACGAATCCTGAGATAGGTGGGCGGCAATTCGTAACTCCAACTGTGAATAATCAGCCTCCACGAAGACACACCCAGCTCTTGGGACAAATAGGTCCTTAATACCTCCGTGCTTGGGCAGGTTTTGAAGGTTTGGATTGTTGCTTGAAAAACGCCCGGTGCGGGTTCCGGTAATGTTAAAATTGGCATGCACGACACCGCCTTCTTGAATGGCGAACATGCTTTTCAAATAGGTGCTCGTCAGTTTTGACAGCTCCCGAATTTCCAAAAGCATATTCAGCCAGGGATACTTCTTAGCGAAGCTAAGCAAGACCTCAGCATCAACCGAGCTATTGCCCTTCTTTGTAGTCTTCTGTTTTTTCTCGCCCAATACTTGAAAGAAGAGCACCCGCAAATGGTCTGAAGAGGCCCAGTTAAACACAATTGGGGGTGGGGGCTTCTTTAATTTCCCGGTCTTGCTCTTCGCAAGCTTATTCTCGACCTTTTGCTTGTAGAGAATGGCGGTTGTCTGCTCCACCACCCCCAATTGTGTTTAACTGGGCCTCTTCAGACCATTTG